CAAGCGATATGCCCTACCATGCGGATAGAACCGCTTAATAACCCAGAATAGGCTCTCCCTGATATTAAGCATAGGTGATAGAATTTAGGAAAGATATATTGCCATTATCGGCTTGCCATATATACCCAGATGGTGGAGTGCCGGCTACTGTAAATGTGACGGCACTAAAGCCATACCCTGGTACTGCCTGTGATATTGCCTCACTGAGATTAAATACAGCGATTACGTCATTTCTTTGCGCTACGGTATCACAAGCAGCAATAAACGGATGTACACTATTTACAAAGTCAGTTAAAGCCGTTTGTATTAACGCTTTTTGGCTCGAATTGAATAAAGGGAAAGAACCCATTGCTATTGTAATATCAATATTGTTGATCGGAGAACTTGCATAATTCACCATGAATACGCCAAGTGGCCTGTCAGGCTCTAATGCAGCCGCATATGCTGCAATAACTGACGGCGAAGCTGACGGCCCCGGGTATGCTAGTGGGACTGTTCCCTGTACAAACACATTTACTTCATTCGGCAATCCGCTTGCTGCATAAGCATAGATTTGCCCTACTCCGTTTACTTCCGTCCCAACTAATCTATAATCAACGGCGCTCCATCCGCCTGCCAATAGCTGTATCTTCTCCAATATCTTTCCCCTGTACAATTCTAGGTCTTCGGCATCTATCGGCGTAGTAACTTCGGTAAGCACCGTTATTACGCTGTTTACGTTAATCATCGGCGCTGTTGCAGTAAGTGTATTGCCAATGGCTAATCGGCTCGCCGTTCCGCCCGCAAGTGCCTTTATGGTGATTGTGCCGGGTCCTGATAATGGCATTGTATATGTGCCTCCTTGTATCTGGAATAACATACCCGGGCTTTCGCTTGTATCATCCGATTTAAAGACCATGGTCCCGCTTATCGTAGCTTCGGGTGTTCCGGTCACAGAGGCCGTATAAACAGCCATTGAAGCAGGGAAAGGGGCACGACCCAATATGCTGTTACCGAACCTTAAAAGTGTGTCGTTATCGCAGGTATCAACCCATATATTCGCCTGCACCATACCAATAGCGAGGTAGATAAGGTACAATGCTCCCGCCACGGCTCCCGCTATGGCTTGCAGTAGCACTTTACCAAAAGGATTGAATGTTATATCAAATTCAGATTGCAGGTCTGAGAGTATGTTATTGTATAGTTGCGCTATGGTCGGCAAGGTTGTCATTATCCAATAGTATAAGTCAGGTAAAAAGTATCAGGATTCCAAGTAAGGTTAAATGTCTGTCCGTTGATGTTTATCGTTATTTCAAGCCTGTTTGGCGCTGTTATAGCTGTCGCAATGGTGTATGTCGTCCCGCTTATCTGTTTGAGGTAATTAAGGTCAGCATTTATCGCTCGTTCTATGATTACACGTCCCGCACTTGTTAGTGGCGTAGTGGCTAATGTCTGTTCCGTCTGTGATGCGTAAGGATCTGTTGGTATCAGGTAGTTGAAGAGCCATTTATTACCGCCAAACATGGCAAGGAATGGGCTATTTTCGTAGCCATTGACCGTAACAACATCTTTACCCCGTAGCAGGATTTCTCCGCCTCCGCCTGCTTCGTATATGAGTATATCACTTGCCATTATCTACTAAAATTCATATTGCTATAGCTTGACGTTTGATTTACTTGTACTGGGTTAGCTCCATTTCCATTATTGACGGTAACACCTCCCGACTTGTCTACATTCACATGTAGATTCACGACAGGTGTTTGCGCTGAATGAGTATAGCCGTCTTGGGTATCTGCAGGAGCATAGTCTTTTTGAATTTGAGAATGGTCTATGTTGTATGATCTTTCATCCGGCTTATCAGATACTATGATTGGTTGAGTTCCTGTAACACCTGTAGTAAACCCGGATGCTGCTATATCTATAAGTGCTTGTGTAAATGCACCATGCTTGTTTATTTGATATTCCTTTTTAGCAACATCGTTTTGACCATCATTATAATCTCTTACGGCTTGATTGTAGTCTTGCAATGCAAGTGTAGCTTGATTTATAGGGTCTTTTATTTGCACAAAACCATTTTTCACTATATCCACCTTATTACGCAAGAACTCTGCATTATCAGCACTTTCCTTGCTTCTGGCAATAAATATGGAAAGAGCGCCAACCACAAGGCCTAGAATACCTAAGCTGCCTACCAATCCCGCCTCTAATAAAAATTGTGCGGCTACCATTCCTCTTATCCCGCTCGTCGTTGCAAAACATGCTGTAGCATACTGTTGCGTTGCCACTGTTGCTACTCCCTGCCAAAAGGCAATAGACTTTGTTACTGCAACATAACTCCACATTACCCCCTTTGTAATAAGCAATATAGATTTATACGCTAAAAAGATATCTATAGCAGGTGTTACTACATCAAGTAGAGCGCCCATATAATCTGTAAGGAACTGAATACTGTCTTTCAATACTGTAACACCCATATTAACCTGACCATTGGTTGTTATCAGTGTTACGAACTTATCTCTAAGCTGCTCAGCGGCACCAGACAGGTTATCCATATTTGTAGTAGCCATATCCTGAGCCCCACCAACCTTACTTGTTGCATCAAGTATCTTTTGATACTCGTCAACCCGTGTAAATAAACCCGCAGCAACAGCGACATTCCTCTTGTCAAATAGTTTCTCCATTGCCTCTGCATTGTCCTTTATCTTACTTAATTCCTTAAATCTATCCTCAAAAGGCAGTGACCTGTTTGCCACTATATCAAGGTTTACCCCCAACGCCTTTACTTTATCTGCAGCGGGGGAAAATTTGATATTTGTCATATCCAAAAGGATATTCCTTAGCCTGGTGCCGGCCTCAGACCCCTTTTCAAACTTAGACGCAAGCTCAACTAATGCAACACTCTCGGAATAGGTTACATGCGCCACATTTTTAGCTACTGTACCAAATACCTGCAGCGCTTCACTTGTTTCTGCAATGCGACTGCTACCAACAACGGCTCCTGCAGATAGTGCATCTATTGCCATACCTGCTTCGGATGCGGTCATTCCAAATTGATTCATGGAAAGCGTCAACGCCTCTGCTGCATCCCCTAGTTCCATCCGACTAGCCCTGGCAAGTATTATACTTTGCTTTGTAACTTCAGCCAATGCAGCGGCATCCTTATGCAATTCAGGCATATTGTTGTCAACTGCCGTAAATGCTTTAGCTACATCAGGTGCAGCAGTCCTTGTTGCAAGTGCGACCGCATCTATTTGTGATTTAAATTCTTCTAACTGAGACCCTGCTGCACCAGTTACGGCAGATAAGTTTGATATTTCTTTGCCATACTCTAATATTTCGTGGCCTACAAACAAGCCGCCACCTATCAATGCACCCGCTTCACCATAAGCTACAAGTTGCTTCATTGCATTTGAAGCGGTACGCCCTAAAGCCCCCATTACGCCAGTCATTCTAGTCACCGTGGGCGAGAATTTGTCGTATGCAGTGAATACGGTTGGTATAACGTAGTTGGGCATTATTTCTTAGTGGGTATTAAGTCAAACCAATACAGCAATCCTTTGTAATCTTGCCTATCTAAAAAGAGCCCATCAATTTCAGACGGGCTCCACTTGTAATAAAAAACAACCGATTTTATAACGTCGTCTATAGATTCATCTACATAAAAAAAAGGGATATACTGTCCGCTATATTCTTATCCGATGGCTCTAGCTTTAAGATTTGAGCACTTAATAGGCCAGTATATAAGCCTATGTATGTGTTCATCTTCGCTTGTGCACTATCTTGTTTCCCATTCGCTACAGCCTTATTTACAGTCTCCGGTGAAATGCGAGAAGCATATTTTATTTCTGTCACAGAGTCAAATGGAGCTGATAATGTTTGTGTTATTGTGCCATCATCCGCAATAGCAACAAACCCATATACAATGCCCTCTACGACTGCATCTATTGCATTTGTAAGCTGTTCCCTGCGCTTAGGGAAAATTCCTTTTTTGTCTAAAAGGTCGGCTACTTCCTTTTCCGCTTGCTCCTGAGATATTACTATCTTAAAATCCATGATTATTGTTTTACGAGTTGACCACCGCCAACTACTTTTAATTGAAAAGTCGATTTCTGCCCGTCAAGTTTCAGGTCGCCCTGTATAGTACCCTTACCGCTGTACACTGCACCATTCACATTGGAGAATGTCCAAGTAGTATCATCAGGGCTACCTGCTATGGCTACCATGAACTCATACTCATTGGTATTGACCATATCATTCACCACAGGCACATCGAAATACCACGGTTTACGGTTAAGTGCGTTTATCAGTCTGCCACCGCCATCAACAATGCCATCATCTGCGCCACGATAACCACCCGTATCATAATTGCCAGCTTCTCCGGCAACAGGAAACATGCGTATCTCGCCAAGTGTGGTATTGCTGCATTTTATCTCCGTGATATCGCCGCCAGTTACTATGTTTGACATTGTAGTGTTTTATTTAAAAGATTATTGTCCGAAATTGAAACCACCTGTTACTGTTGTCGATACAATGCCCGCTATGCCCGTCACCTCAACAGGGAAAGATGTGTCCATCCTGTTAGGGTTTGTGCCATTAATTCCTGTTTCTATACCTGATTTACTGAAAGCACCATTTGCTATAAGCGCACGGGCAACCAAATCATCTATGTAAGCTGAAACATCTGACTTCCATTCCTTCGGCTTGATAGTATTTGAGGCCGTTACCGTGTCACCATCATTAACGAGTGTCTTACCCTGCAGCTTAGCCAATTCAATAAGGGCAAGCCCGTATTTGATGTTAAAGTGGATATTAAGCACACGTACGTAACGATAGAACGGCGGCACTTCACCTGTTGGGTTATATGTGGTTATAAGGTCCTGTATCACATACTGACCATTAATAAAATCAACTGTAGAGCAACCATTTGTTACGCATTTCTGTCTGAATGTCCAACTTGTCATCTGCGGAATGCTTCCTGCAGGCGGTGGTGGCATATCAGGGTAAGCCTGATTTATTGCATCACTCTGTGGGCTGTTCTGCAGAATGTTAGCTAGTATGTAAGCGACATTACCCGCAGCCTCATAAGGCATACCCGCACTCAATGGAGCTACACAAGGGACTATAGTTACCTGTGATTGCCTTGCTGATGCGCCTGTTATTGAAGTAGGATCGTCAAGAGTTGTTCCGCTCAATACAAACATTGGTTTCCATGTTGTACCACCATAACGCCCTGTTGGAGTTAATGGGTCAGGCACACCGTTGAATGCTTCAAATTCAAGCATTGTAGACGGCACAAGACCATAAGTATTTATAACGATCGTGTTCCATGCATTGCCAAACATATTCAGCGATGATGTAACCGCTGGCGTTCCTGCTCCGGGTGTTGTGGTTGCTATTGCGAATGTGCAGCCAGTAGTTGTATTGTTGGTATCAATGGTAATGCTTAGGTCGTTAGCTGTTAAGCCAGTCCACTTTGTAGTAGCTGTTGTTACGCCTGCCGCCGATGTTGCCGTTATTGGAGAATTTAGTACCGAACTTATTGCAGCAGCCATTTTACCCGCTATAATCGTAGGGGTATCACCCGTAACGATTGTAACCCCGTAGTTGCCACCGTCGAGTGTTTCTCGGCCTGCAACAACAAGGTATATCGTACCTGTACCCGTTGCGGTGCCTGTAGTGGTTATAGTAAGTATCTTAGCGGTAGATGAAACAGCCGCCAGTTGAGGATAAACCCAAACA